TAACATAAAATGGCAATTCAAAACGCAACAGCAGTAACACTATCGATAGGTGCTGAAGTAATGGCTCACGCTACAAGTGCTTCTTTCTCTATTAGTAGAGATTTACGAGACTCAACAACTAAATCTTCTTTAGGGTGGCAAGAGAACCTAGCAGGTTTAATGTCGTGGGAAATGAGTGGGGATGCTTTCGTTGATATAGCAGCAACCGATGCTTCAATGGCAGATTGCTTTACTTTATTAACTACAGGAGTAGCTGTAGCAGTAGTATTTACTGTAGGGACTGCTGGAGATACTTATTCAGGTGAAGCTTTTGTAACAAGCATTTCATCTGATGCAGGTATCGAAGAAAACGCAACCTTCTCTTTATCTCTTACAGGGACAAAAGACTTAGAGCAAATAGAAGCATAGTATTAACAATTCAAAAAAGGTAGAGAATTATGAAAAAAGTAGAGATAGGTGGTCAAGAGAGACCGATTCGATTTAGTTATTTTTGTTTACAAGCAATTTGTAACAAGCTAGGTTTAAAGCTAAACGAACTAAATCAACTAGGAACTGAGATAGACCACATCGGAATTATCGCTTACTACGGATTAAAATACGGAGCAAGAAAAGTTGGTGATAAGTTTACTTATAAAATAGTAGACGTTGAGCAATGGCTTGATGATGAAGACTTCGGTAAGATTAGTGAAATTTTCGAAGCCTTTCAACTCGACCAACCTCAGAGCGAGGGAAAGTAGTTGAGGGAGAGGAAGTTAACTCTGACGAAGGTGATATAAATTGGGATAAACTTGAAGAGATTGGACTAGGACAGATGGAGTTAGCTTATGATGAATTATATGGGCTAACTCCTCGTTCTTTTAATAACAAAATCAAAGGTGCCCAAGCACTTAGGGATGAATCACTTAGAGAAAGTTGGGAGCAAACTAGAATCCTTATGGTGACTACTTTAATGCCCCACTCTAAAAAGAAATTAAGAGCAGAAGATGTGCTACCCCTCCCTTGGGATAATAAAAAATCTAAGAAGAAAATTACAATAGCTACCCCAGAGCAAATAGCAAAAGATGTAGCTCGTCACAAGAAAATACTACTTAAAAATAAATCTTAATGGGTTCAGTTAAAACCATATCGATAATTGTAGCTGCCAATATAAAAGGGCTAGAATCAGGTTTAGGTAAAGCAAATAAATCGCTTGCTAAATTCGCTTCTGGTGCGGCTCGTATGGGTTCCCTTATGGCTTTTGGTATTACAGCTCCTTTAACCGCTTTAGGTAAATCCGCTTTCGATGCGTTCTCAGAGTTTGAGAATGGAATGATGAAGGTTCGGGCGGTTACTTCAGCTTCAGTAGGTGATTTCAAAATGCTTACAGATGAAGCTAAGAGATTAGGTTCAACTACTCAATTTACAGCACAGCAAGTCGCTGACCTTCAATTAGTTCTTGGTCGTAAAGGGTTTGACCCAACGGCTATTAAGAACATGGAGCAATCTATTTTAGATTTAGCTTTAGCGACAGGAGAAGATTTATCTCTAGCAGCCGAAACAGTATCTACTTCTATAAACGCTTTTGGGTTAGAGTCGAGCGATGCAGCAAGGGTAGCAAACACTCTTGCTTCTGCCGCTGCCAACTCATCAATACAGCTTAGTACGTTCTCGACTGCTTTCGGTCACGCAGGAGCTTCGGCAAACGCTGTAGGGGTGGATTTAGAAGAATTGTCTGCTATGATGGGTGTCCTTATGGATAATGGTATCAAAGCTTCTAAAGCAGGTACAGGACTTCGTAAAGTATTCATGAAACTACACACAGAGGGTCGTAGTTTTACTGAGGTGTTAGATTTGGTTACTCAAGGTGAATTAGGGTTAGAAAAGGCTCAAAAACTTGTAGGTGTTACGGCAGCCAATCAAATACTTATACTTGCTAAAAATAAAGTTAAAGTAGCTGAACTTACAGAAGAATACAAAACTAATACTACTCGATTAAATGAAATGGCTATAGCTATGGGTGACACCACCTATGCTAAAGTCAAGAAGATGGAGTCTGCCATCGAGGGTATGAAAATTGAGATGGGTGCTTTAATAGCTGAAGCGATACAACCTATCATATTAAAAGTAACAGAATTAGCTTCTGCTTTCCAAAATTTAGATTCAGGAACTAAGAGATTGATATTAAATATAGCTGGTATTGCAGCCGTATTAGCACCTCTACTACTAACTATTGCTTTAGCTACAACGGCTTGGGGGATGATGACTACAGCTATTGGATTCGTTACAGGAGCGATGAAATGGCTAACTATAGCGATAGCACTCAATCCGTTAGGAGCTTTAGCTATAGTAATATCATCGGTAGCTGCGTATTGGTTAATCTTTAGGGATAACAATAAAGCTGCTAATGACGAGTTAAGCGAAACGGAGATAAAGGCAAAAAACGCAGCAGATAGGTTAGCTGAAATAAATAATGAGCTTGATAGAAGTGGTAAGACTCGATTTGAAACTATCAGAGAGGAATTAGAGAAAAACTTAGAACCTCTAAAAAAGGAAGCTTCTGAGCTTAAAACAGAATTAAATAAATTAAATAAAGAATTAAACGCTGGTTTTTCTGTAGAGACGTTAAATAAAATAGGAGAATTAAGCACCAAATATAAAGAAGTTGCTACGGAGGCTAACACGTATATATCTTCATTAAATAAACTAAACGAAAAAGAACGTAATCAACAAACCATATTAGAAGACTCTACTTTAGCTGTAGATAACGCAACTACTAGCTATAAGGACTTGAGGACTGAAGCTCAAAAAACTATGGATTTGCTTGAAGGTTTAGATACTGGCTCTAGCCCACAACCAACATTACGTAGAGAAGATAGAACAGATAATGCCCCTGATACCACTTTACCATTTACAGACTTAGATAAACAACTTTATAAAGCTTCAGAAGGAGTAACTAAGTTCTTTGATAATTGGGGTGCTTCAATTAATATGGTAGGCGATGTTTTCGGTCAGATGATGCAAAATCAAATGATAGCCTTAGATAACAGCCACAAGAAAAAAGCAGATGCTATTGCTAACTCTAACATGAATGAGGAGCAGAAGGCGGATGCAATGGTAACATTGGATAAACAAACGGCGATAGAAAAAGCTAAAATACTTCGTAAACAAGCTATATCAGAAAAGGCAGCATCAATAATTTCTGCTACCATTAATGGAGCCCAAGCAATAACAAAAGCAGCAGCACAAACAGGTATCGGAGCTGTCGCAGCAGTACCAATGATGGCAGCTTTAGTAGGTGCTCAGATAGCTATGATTGCTGCGGCTCCAATTCCTGCGTTCGCTCAGGGTGGACTTGTTACAGGAGCTACAATGGGTCTAGTAGGTGAAGGTCGAGGAACTACGATGAGTAATCCAGAAGTAATAGCACCTTTAGATAAACTTAAAGGAATGTTAGGTGATTCAGGTCAACAGTCGTATATTCCTAACGTAACAATTTCGGGTGATGATTTATTGATAGTATTCGATAGAGCGACCCGAAGAAAAGAAAGAAGATAAAGAATGGCTAATAGTTATGGAGTAATTAGGAGAACTATAATATTAGGTGAAGCTGGGACTACTTGGTACGTTAATCTACATAAAAAAGATTACACAGGTACTCAAGAGTCAATGACTTTATTTGGAGAAGGTTTTGATTTAAAATGGTCTGGTAGTGGTGGTACTCGTGACCGTAGGTTTATTGAATCAGAATGTATAGTCAACTTTACTGTACAAAATGATACTGACGAATCTCTTTTGTATGATATATTCGAAAAAGGTGATAGGAATTACTTTATACGAGTTTATAAAAACGAAGAAACAACTAACGGTTTGTGGTGGTTTGGTTGGGTTCACCCATCTTTTTCTACTATAGAAAATGCACCATACCCTTATAAATCAAAAATATCAGCAACAGATTCTGTAGGTACGTTTAAAAAATCAGCCGACTCAGAATTAACTACAGCTCAATACAACAACACTTCAAACATAAACACTCACATTAAAAGTTTTGGGGATGAAATGGGAGTGTACCAAGGTTGGGCTACAAACTTAGTAGATAACGGTTACTTCTCCTTGCCTCAATCTAATTGGGTTCTAGATTCTCCATCAACTTGGAGTATACCTTCAGGTGGTGGTAAAGCTGATGCAGCAAGTGGTGTTGGTGGTTACATGAGTCAAACAGGAGTATCTGTAACTCAAAATCAAACTGTATCGTTCACGTTTACTGTTCAAAACTATAATTCAGCAACAAACACTCTTACGTTAAAAAACGAGTCAGGTCAAGATTTAGCTACGGCCATTGATATTACGAGCGATGGAACTTATGTAAAAACATTTGATTCATTACAAAACGCAACAGAGATTAGGTTACATTCTAGTTTCGGTGGTAGTTATAGTATAACTAACGTAACATTAGTTGATGGGTTGGTTGATACAGCTCCGATGCCACAAATTACTAATTGGTTTTACACATCAATAGATTGGTGGAGAAACGGAGATACTTATCAATCCGATGACCCTTTTTATTTATATAGAATTGGTAGGACTTTATTTAGAGACGATGCAGAAGATTTTCCTTCTAAATACTCTAAATACAAAGTTTTAGATGGTGCATTAAAGATATTCAATACCGTTGGTGTATTATCTAATGGTAGGTATAATTTCATGCAACCA